CATGGAAATTTTGGAAAGACTCACGCCCCGGCAAGCACAGTTTGTCCGGGAGTACGTGACCGGCGGCAACGCAGCAGAGGCCGCACGGCGGGCGGGCTACAGCGAACGGACGGCGAAGGCCATCGCCTACGAACTCCTGACGAAACCTGACTTGCAAGAGGCTATACAGGCCCTGCAGGCCGAGAACGCGGCGCGATGGGACATCACCCGCAAGGATGTAATCGAGGGCGTCCTTGAGGCTGTAGCGATGGCGCGGACACAGGGGGAACCGATGGCGATGATTGCCGGCTATCGAGAGCTTGCCCGCATGATGGGGTTCAATGCGCCGGAAGCCCACCGGGTGGAAGTCGTGACGCCTGCTGCGGCGTCGGCCATGCTGGCGAAGCTGGCCGCCATGTCGGATACCGACCTTGCCGCCCTGGCATCGGGCGGGGCGTAGGTATCTTTTTTCTTCTATCTAAAAAGGAAGGAAAGATCGTCACCATCGTCACCGATGCCCCAGAACCCGCGCCGATACTGGCTTTGCGGGGTGACGATCTTGGTGTAGATGTGGTGCTGGCGTGACGGTCTTTTTGCTTTTTTCTCTGTTTTCGCCTCACAACTCGGGGTGCGATCTGCTTTAAGGTGCGATGCGCGAAGGCGAAGCGATGAAAAAATTCTTGATTGATGGGCTGCTGCTACTCGCGGCACCAGTGCTGTTCCCGCTCTGGTGGGGTGTCAAGCTGTGGCTCTTCGGGCGCTCGGGCGTGCCGTGGATTGACGCGGTGTTGGGGCGGAAACCGCGCCCGCCTCTTCCGGCGCGGGTCGTGTTGTACTGGCGGCGCAGGAAGTGAAAAAGCCGGCTGGGTGGCCGGCCGGCTTTTCAACGATGCAGACATCTGCGGCCGACTGGCATACAGTAATGCCATTAAATTTTCACGGCACGATGACTGGGGTTTGCAATGTCGTTTTTGGGTTTCTTGCCGGTGCTCGTGCTGGCGTTGAATGAGCCGACATTCATCTTGATCGCGCTGGTTCAAGCCGCGCTTGTTTTCTTCCTTTGCCTTGCATCAAAGAGCCGGGCTGCATCAGTTGCAATCGGCGTCGTTGGGTCGATTTTAGTGTCGTTGCTGGGAAGTAACAGATACGCGGCACTTGATGTCGCGCTTGTATTGCTCGCCGCGCTGGTGGCGATCTGGAAGCTAACGCCGTATGCGGCGGGCGAGACACGGGGCGCGGTGCTGGCTTTTGCTGGCAGGGCGGCGGGCGGCGTTGTGCTGCTGACCGTGTTTGTTTTCGGCGGGCTATGGCTAGACAACACGCGCGTTCAACGATTGCCGACGCCGGCTGTGAATCAGGCGCCGGCACCCGGGCCTGTTGATGATTGGGTTTTAGCGGGTTCGGAGCGGGGCTCTCAGGTGTACTTCAATTCGTCCACGCTTAGGACGGCTAAAGAGTCGATCATTGTTTCAGTGCTCCTTGATTTTGATGAACCAAATCATGTAAATGGAATAAATTATTCGTCGTTGGTCTTTGAGTTTATAACGGACTGCTTTAGCAAAAGAATCTCGTCCGCCGATCCTAAGTATTACTCAGGGAAAAAAGGTAGTGGGGTTATGGTTTTTTTCGAGCAAGTACAATCGCCGTACGAAGTGCCGCCGCCTGGGTCTCCTTTTTTAAAATTGGCAAAAACTTCTTGCGATGTGTTGGATTACCGAAATGCGAGGAAGTAGTTTCACAATTGTGCTCGCCCTTGGCCGGAAGGAAGGCGCTTCCAGCGAAGGGCTTCAAGTGGGGTCACTCCCTGACGATACGCACCTTAGCGCCTGTCCGCCCTCGCCCTGCGGCCTCGATCCTCACGCCTGCTCGGCGCAGCCCTGGGGCAATCCGTTTGACCTGCCCCGATAGGTGCCGGGGCGAGCGTGGCCAGTTGCTGCGGTCGATCTCAGGCATTCTGTTCAGCTCGGTCAGCAGTTGCAGGTATGTCCCTTCCCACTCCCGCCCCTCGGGTCGTGCCGCAAGTATCTGGATGCCGACGGCTACGCCGTAGCTTTCCAACCCGCGGGCGAGGGAGTCGCCGTGCATGCTGTCGAGTCGTTGCGAGAACTCCCCGGCCTTGCCGCCAAGGGCCATGCAAACCGCCTCCCCAAGCCGTTGATAGTCCAGCATGCGTTTCTGCATGCCTTCCGGTATCTCCACCTTCGGCAGCATCTCGAGGGTTTCGGCGAACAGGGTTAGCAGGCCGGTGAAGATGGCGGGATAGTCGCGCAGCCATGCGGCCTCCATCGTCTGTTCGTCCTGGCGCTTGCCCGCTGCGATGGTGGGCAGCTCGATGGTGATAACCCGCTCGATGAGGTCGGGCGCAGTCGCAACGGCGTTGATGCCGTTCACCATCACAGGCCTTTTCGACGTGATTACGTGCTCCTCGCCGTTCGTGTAGAGCTGGCGCGTTGCGTAGCCGCCCCCGGTGCTGAGGATGCACAGGGCGTCTTGCATGTCCTGCGATAGGCTGCTGAGGTTCTCGAAGCTGCACACCTGGGCGTTGGCTGCGGCGATGTGGATGTCCTCCACGCACTTCGGGGCACCCCGCAACGGCACGGCTACGGGGTCAATCAGGGCGCGCAAGCGGCGTTGCGTCGTGCTTTTAGAACTACCCATTTCGCCCGCCAGCTCAAGTACGGGGTAAGGCGTGTCCGGTCGCATTGCGTCGATGAGCCACGCCAGCACCAGCGGGCGCGCGTCCTTTGGCACGTTCAGGTGTTTCCAAAGCAGATTCACGTTACCCCGCGCTCCGGGCTGGGGCAGTGGGCGGGCGCCTGCCGTGCGCACGAAATGCACGGGCGAACGATCCAGCAAGCTCCATTCCCCGGCAGCGATGCGGACGGCCCTCCATCCGTCGTCGCACAGGTCAAGGTAATAGGCGTCGTCCAGCTTGGCGCAACGTAGGTGCGTTTGCACCTCCGGCCCCTCGAAGGTGCCGACCGCGCCAAGGGTCGCAATCGCCGTCTTCATGGCTGGGTCGGCGATGCCGACCTTGTGGGCTGCATACACCTGCCCGCGAAGCCAGCGGTCGAAGCCTGTCGAGTTGAGCATATGGACCTCTTGCCGCCCTTCGATCTCGATCAAGGCCACGCCTGCGCCCTCTGCCGTGTGGGCGTAGGTCGCGTGCTGGCGGGCCACGGCTAGAACCATGTCCTGCGGGCTGTCGTGCTGCTCCCCCTCGCCCTTTGTCAGTTTGTCCAGTCGCGTGCGCTGGCCTTTCACGTTGGCGATGAGTCGGGCGTATTCGGCTTCGCTCTTGCGGCGGATGACGCGCAGTGCCTCGATTACGTCCTCTTCGTAGATGGCGCCCTTGTCGCCGGGCAGGCGGGCCAGCGCATCACGTACGATAGCTTGCGGGTCGGCGGCCTCGTTGGCTGCCTGCTTCACCTGGGCGGGCGTGAGTTTCAACGGTGCGTTCATGCTGCACCCCTTGCCGCAAGCAGGCGCACGATGAACCAATCAAGATCAGCAATCGTGCGGTGTGCGCAATGGCCGTGCTGGCACTTGAAACCGCCGCGCCCGTCGTTCTGCTCGTCTTGCTCGAAATATGCCGTCCCGGTAGTGTCTTTCGAGGTGTGCGACTCATGCCATGGGCAGACGATCCGATGCCCGCCGTGAAAGCCTCGGATGGGCTCCAGATACAGGCCGGCAGCTTCGAGGATGGGGAGATACCCCGATCCTGCCGGCTTGCTGTCGCTGGGCTTCCTGCGCGGTGTGCGGGGCTGGCTGGCGGCGAGGTCGAAGCCGTGCGCCTGTGCGATCTGCTCGGGCGTGTAGCGGCGCGAGGGCTGCCACTCATGACAGCGCTGGCCGAATGCCTTGCCGTCCTTGGCATACTTGGCCTTGCCGTTGATGCCTGTCGGCAGGCGTCCGTATCGGGTCAGGTTGCCCGCGCCGGGGTCGCTGGCACCGGCTTTTATCAGGCCGTCAATCAGGGCTTGGGCCTTGGTCTGGTTGCGCTCGGGGCTTGCGAGGAACAGCCACGCTTGGAAGTTGTCACTGACCGGCACAATAGAACCACCTCTGACCGGCATATAGGAGCCAGTTTGAATAGGCTCTGACGAACGTCTTCGGGGGTTCAAGGTTGGTTGTTTTTCGGGGTGCTGGCAAGG